GGTAGGCACGATTCCGAGCCTAAAGGTCGCGGTCTGCATGACTCAGAAAGCGTAGCATCGGGCGCCGGTATGGTACAGTCCGACCATGCCGTTCCCGAAGGACGACGCGCAGTGGCCGCCGCCCAGTATGCAGCCGGTCTACTCGAAGATGAACGAGTGGGCCGCTTGGTATTCAGGCGAGCCTTCGCGCATCATCGAGATCTACCAGCACGCCTCGACCCAGATGGCGGGACCAATCCCGTGGTACAGGTTCTGGCACCGCGCCGCCGCTCAACGCGATGGATCGCAGCGGGCTCTTCTTCACGTCCCTGTCGCGTCCGACCTCGCGGCAGTCAGCTCGAACCTCGTGATGGGGGAGAGCCCTCGCTTCCGAATCCCTAGCGCGCACGAGGACGAGAAGCCGAAGCCTAGCGCGACGCCGAAACCGCCTCGAGTCATCGACCCGATGCAACCTCGTGATCCCTTCGAGGAAGAGGCCGCCCAGCTAGAGACTGCTCCGCCTCCACCGAAGACTCCCTCAGAGAAGACCGAACGCCGACTGCAGGAGATCATCAACCGAGGCGGGATGCGATCTCGTCTCCTTGAGGCCGCTGAAGGTGGCGCCGCTATAGGCGGAGTCTACATCTACCCCGCGTTCGACAAAGACCTGTTCGATCATCCAGTGATGGCTATGGCGCAGCAGGATATGGCGATCCCCGAGTTCATGTGGGGATACCTCGTCGCGGTTACATTCCACAACGTCATCGAGAAAGTCTCCGACGGAGAGGTGTTCCGTCATCTTGAGCGTCACGAGGTAGAGGGCACGGGCGAGAGCCGCAGGGCCGTCGTTCTCAGTCGACTCTATAAAGGAACCGCTACGAACCTCGGTAGTGAGGTTCAGCTCGCGGCACACCCATTGACCGAGCGCATCAAGCCTCGCGTGGATCTTCCGTTCAAGGAGCTCGACGTTCAGTACGTCCCAAACATTCTGCCGAACCGCCTATGGCGCGCCACGAGCCTCGGCGTTGCGGACATCCAGGGAAGCGAGACCCTTCTCGACGCCATCGATGAGACCTTCGCATCGTGGATGCGCGATGTCAGACTCGCGAAGGCCCGGATCATTGTCCCGCGCGACTACCTTCGCGTCGACACCTCGAACGACAACATGGCGACGTTCGACATCGACCAGGAGATCTACACCGCTCTAGAAATGGAGCCGTCGATGAACTCCGATTCGCGGGCCATGCTCGCGCACCAGTTCGCGATCCGATACATGGAGCATCGGTCGACCGCCCGAGAGATGATCGAGCGCGTAGTCTCCAACGCCGGCTACTCTCCCGCTACGCTTGGTCAGGCGACCGATGCCGCGGGACAGGCACGCACCGGCGCGGCGCTTCGAGTCAGCGAGCACAAGACTGTCCTCACGCAGCGACGCAAGGCAGCATATTGGAAACCAGCGCTCGAGATGCTATCGCGACACCTGCTCCTTATCGACAAGGAAGAGTTCGGTGGAGACGTCGAGGTACCCGAGGACGAACTCTGGCCGAAGGTCGAGATGAGCGACTCAATCATCGACCAGCCTCTCGAACTGGCGCAGACCGCCCTGGCCATGAAGAGTGCCGAGGCCGCGAGTACGGAAACCCGCGTCCGAATCCTTCATCCCGACTGGAGCGATTCTGAGATCGAGAGCGAGGTGCTCCGCATCCAGGACGAGGTTGCGGCAGCCGCGCCGCCTGTCGTCTCGTCGGCCGGGAAGTTCGGAGATCCAGAGAAGGACCCCGCTTCAGGCGCGGCTAGCTTCCCGATCACGAGCCAGAAGAAGGGGAAGCAGACCAACGCTCCTCCGACTCCTCCGCCCTTCGCTAAGAAGGCGTAGAGAATAAGTATCCTACACGTCACACGACGAGATAGGTTACGGTAGCGCTCGACGCGCACGGCAGCGGGTCATTACTTCACACACGAAGGAGCGACATGCCGGATTCAACAGAGACGCCCGCGGACGGCACGCAGGGCGAGGCGACTCCAGCAACGGAGACGTCAGCGACCATTAAGGTCGAAGCCGGGAAGACCTTCAACGAAGAGCAGGTTAACGCTCTCATCAAGGATCGGCTCGCGCGAGCGAAGCCCGCAGACTACGATGAGGCGAAGGCAGCCCTCGACAGAGAGCGCGCTCGACTCGAAGGTGAGAAGACCGACCTCGAGAAGGCGAAGGAAGACTCGGAAGCCGCACAACGGGAGCGCGACGAAGCTCGCTCGGAGATCGCGGCAGTCCGTCGGCAGTCAGCCATCATGCTGGAAGCGTTCCAGCAGGGAGCAGATGCCGAGATGGTAGTCCTGGCGCTGGAGAAGAGTCCCGACATCAAGGTCGCGAAAGACGGCCAAGTCGAGGGAGTCAAAGAGGCGGTCACGGCACTCCTGGAGAGGAAGCCGAACCTCAGGGTCGGGGGACCGACCGCGAGCGGTGGACACTTCGGCGGAGCCGAAACATCAACTGTCGCAGAGGAGATCGCGTCGCTCGAGAGAGAAGGGACAGCGGAGTCTATCCGCAAGGCCCGGGATCTCAAGATCGGCCAGATGATCACCAGCGGCTAACAGCGGCGAGGTCGTAGAGACAGCGCCGAGAAACACCATAGAGGAGAAATATGCCGGGAATCGTCGGCATGGGCACGACCTTCAATCTGCCCAACTTCGTGGGTGACCTTTTCACGGTCAGCCCCGAGGACACTCCTCTCTTGAGCGCAATCGGTGGACTTACCGGAGGCCGTGAGGCTTTCGACAAGACCTTCGAGTGGCAGTTCTACGACCTCCGCGATGCTGACCCGAATCGTCAGCGCGTCGAGGGTGCAGAAGCGCCCGTCGCAACAGAGAGGGTTCGCGCGAACGCGAACAACGTTCTCGAAGTTCACCAGGAGACGGTGAGCATCTCATACACGAAGCAGTCCGTCGGGCCGCGCGGTGGGTTCTCCACCGAGGCACGTGGGACCGGCGCCGTGGCGAACGAGATGCGCTGGCAGATGGATGCCCAGATCAAGCAGGTCGCTCGAGACATCGAGGCCAGCTTCATCATGGGGACCTACGCCAACCCCTCCGACAACACCACGCCCCGGAAGACCCGCGGTCTCCTGGAGGCAATCACGACCAACGTCATCGACCTCGCCAGCGCGCCGCTCGGCGAAGAGGACATCAACGACCTCTTCCAGCTCACCTACGACAATGGTGGGACGGAGGCCGAGACTCGGACTCTGATCGTCGGGTCCGCCATGAAGCGTCAGCTCACCAAGATCTTCCTGAAGGATCATGACCTCCAGCCGCTGTCCCGCAGCGTTGGTGGCCTTCGCCTCCAGGTGATCGAGACCGACTTCGGGTCGGCGAACATCATGGTCGACCGGTACATTCCGGCAGGCCAGGTCATCGCTGCCTCGCTGGAGGAGCTCGCGCCTCGCTTCCTCAACGTCCCCGGGAAGGGCCACTTCTTCTGGGAGCCCCTCGCCAAGACCGGTGCCTCCGACAGCTCGCAGCTGTACGGCGAGATCGGCCTCGAATACGGCAACGAGCGGAAGCACGGCAAGATCGTGGACGCGACGACCGACTACGCGTCTGAGTCGTAAGGGAGGATAGCATGCCAGTTACGAAGTTCCTGGCTCGCGACCTCTCAATCGCGATCTACGACGGAGCCGACACTGACGAGCCGGAAGCTGATGACAGTGACTGGCTCGACATCGGAGGGCTGAACACGCTCAGCCACGCACCCGCGCTTGCACGTGCAGACACGACGACGTTCGACTCGAACGGCTTCGATGAGCACCTGCCGGCATCGCGTGGACTCACGTGGACCCTCGCCGGTTACACCTTGGAGGATGTCGAGTCCGGAGAGCGCGACCCAGGTCAGGTCGCGGTTGAGGATAGCGGCAAGCTCGTTGGCCCTGCGGGCCTCGAGTACTACAAGGTGACGAGCCCGGGCGGCAACGTCGTCATCTTCCTCGCATCTGCAGAGGTCACCCTCGCGGGTGGTGGACACAACGATGCTGCCACGTGGCAGGCCGTCGTGACCGCGACCGGCGAGCCGACCTTCATCCCGGTGGAAAGCTCGTAACAGCCGAATCACCGCGGACACACGAGGAGGGAGTTCCGAGAGGGGCTCCCTCCTCTGACGTATACTGACGGCACGCCAACCATGATTCAGAGGAGAACCATGAAGGTCTACAACAGCCCTGTTTACCCGGCAATCCAGGTCCGTCTCGGCAATAGGCGGATTCGCGCGATGGCTGGATTCATCAACGTGAAGGACGAGGACGTAGAGGAGTTCGAGTTTTGGGCTTCGAAGCGACCTCACTACAAGATCACCGACGAGGATGGTCACGAGATCTCTCGAGAGACAGCGCGACGAGAGCGGAAGCCCGAACCGACCTACTCGCCGAATCGTGTCTTCGTCGCGCCCGGGATCACTGACTCCGAGCGAGACCCCACGATGGTCTCCGAGCAGAGCCTCGACAGTCTGTCCGTGCCCGAGCTGAAGGAGGCGCTTCGCGAGAAGGACCTTCCTGTCAGCGGGAACCGCGCGGTGCTGATCGACCGACTCGCGCAGGCCGACGACGAAGACGATGCTGATGCCGCCATCGAGGAAGCCGACCGCGTCGCCTACGAGAAGCTGGCCGCTGAGATCGACTACCAGTGACCACGTACGCCACGATCGAGGATGTCGAGGAGAGCATCAGCTCTACCTACACACTGCCCGAGGACGAGGAGCTCGAGAAGCTCATCATCCATGCGAGCGAGTTGATCGACAACATGACCTTGAATAATGCGCTCGTGGCGTACGACTCCGAGGAAGAGGAATCCGAGGAGAGTGGCGCGGAGCTTCCTTATAGAGACGCGCTGCGGAAAGCGGTCTGCTACCAGATCGAGTTTTGGATGGAAGTCGGACCCGAGCACGACGTAGCGGGTCTGGTCGGTTCCCTTGTCGCGGGTAGACTGCAGGTCCATCCAGTCGCGAAGACCCTTGGTCCTCGCGCGCGACGCGTACTTCAGGACATCGGGCTCTTCTACTCAGGGGTCGCTGCCTGGTGAGGGTGCCGTACGAAGCACTGCGGCAGAGAGTCACGATCCGGAACTATCTGGGCGAAGGCTCCTATGGTCCCGCGTTCGACGCACCACGTGAGAACGTGCGAGCTAGTGTGCAGCAGACACAGGCGCTCGTGACGGACTGGAAGAATGAGCAGGTCGTAGTCACCACCCTCATCATCGTCCGACCAGAGATCGGGCTGGTGCCTGCCGGGTCGTATGTCTTCACCGACGAACAAACCTTCCGAGTCGCGAAGTCGTTCGCGATCCCAGACAACTTCCATCCGTCGCATTACGAGATGATGGTTAGGTCCTGGGGCGCGGAGGAGATTCCGGAGTTCGAGTCATGAGTGTTAGCTTTAGAGTCCGAAGGTTCGAGTGGCGAGGTCGCGAGGCCAGTGTCCGTGTCAACATTGCTGGCGGGATGGGCGTTGTCAAGGCTGCTGAAAGCATTCTCGAGGACGCGGCGCCGTATGTACCATTCGAGGATGGCGATCTGCTTCAGTCAGGCAGGGCGCAACAGGATCGAGACTCGGGAGGCCGATTCACTAACACTGCTTCGGTGTCATACGACACGCCATACGCGGTCAAGCTTCACGAACACCCTGAGTTCAACTTCAAGGGATCAGGTGAAGGAAAGTGGCTGGAGCACGCGCTACAACGTCGGGCTAGCCGAATGATCATCGAAGACATCGCGCCGCCCTTGATGCGTGCGTTGGCACTCCCATGAGCTTGATCGAGGGAGTCGCGAAGAAGCTTGGTGGCGCTGGACCCGGAGCAGGAGTTACGGGTCTGACCTACAGTGAGACGAGCGGAGCCAACGTGTTCGTAGGCAGTCTGCCGCAGAGTCCGAACCGTTGTGTCGCAATCATCCCGACCGGTGGCTACGAAGGAGAGGCCAAGCTCCCGTACGACCGGCCAACGTTCCAGGTGATGATTCGCGGCGACGAGGACGCGCGCTGGGCAATTAACACATCCGAAGCCGTGCACTCGTTGCTACAGGCTCTTCGCAACACGTACCTCGAGGACGAAGATGACCTCTACCTCATCTCGATCCTCGCGATCCAATCGGGTCCCGCACACGTCGGAGACGATGATAACGGCCGGGTACAATACAGCATGAACTATGAGGCTGAGATCCTCAACCCCACGATAGAGAGGCCTTAGTGCGAACAGTAGACTTCGACTCCTTCCGCGCGGAACAAAAGGAAGAGCCCATCGTCTTCATCATCGACCAGGAGGAGTACTTCCTTCCGGGTTCGATTCCCGCCTCGCTCGCGGTAGACGTGATCAGGATGCAGACGAAGTTGAGTGACGACGACGAGGTACCGACCGAACAGGTCGACAGCTTCGGACGCTCGCTTTTCGGGCCGTCCATCTGGGAGCTCCTCCTTCGCAAGCATCGGATCACGGTCACTGAGCTCAGCCCTCTTCTCGAGCAGGTGATGAAGGCTTACACCGACGACCCAAAAGCGACGGCGGACCTGGAGCCGCCGACGACTCCGGAGCCGACCTCGGAAGTGGCGACGCTCGCTTCAGTCTGATCGAGCACTGGGCCTGGGTTGAGGCCGACTTCCTTCGCGAATACGACATCCACCTCGACAAGCAGATCGATGATCTTACGTGGCGTAAGTTCATGGTGTTGATCAGGTGTCTGTCTCCTAACTCGGCAACGATCACGCTGCTGCGTCCAAGGGAATACATAGGCGCTAAGAAGAGGGACGACGGAGTCCTAGTCACCGGCCGGAATAACGTCAACAGAGCGTTCGATAACCTGTTCTCTAAGCCACGCCCGAGAGGGTCTGGACCGAAGCCCGCGTAGGATACGTTCATGCGCGTCGGAGCTCTGTACGCAATCCTGCGTCTCGAGAAGAACCAGTTCGAGACCGCTCTTATGACGAGCGGTTCTAAGTTTGGCGCGTTCATGGGGGTTCTCAAAGCCGGAGCATTGGTCGCTACGCAGGCCTTCGCTCTCGTTACTGGCGGCGCTCTCTACATGGCGCAGAGCTTCGAGAAACATATGAACGAGTCGCTGGCCATCATGGGCAACGTAGCTCCGAAGCTTCGAGAAGAGATGGAGACTGCGGCCCGCGAAGTCGCGAAGACAACTACGTTCTCCGCCACGCAGGCCGCGGATGCTTATTACTACCTTGCCAGCGCTGGGTACACCGCGCAGCAGATGATCAAGGCCCTGCCTACCGTCGCGAGATTCGCGCAGGCCGGCGTCATGGATCTCGAGACCGCGACCTCGCTCTTGATGGACACGCAGACCACAATGGGACTGCGCACCGAGGACGCGACTCAGAACATGGAGAATATGACTCGCGTGTCGGACGTTCTAACCGCCGCGCAGGTCCACTCGAACGCGACGCTTCAGCAGATGGCCGAGGCCTTCACCAACAAGGCTGGTCCCGCTCTCCGCCTCCTCAATAAGGACATCGAAGAGGGCGCAGCGGTCCTCGCCGTCATGGCCAACCAGGGCGTCAAGGGTCGTGTCGCTGGTACTAACCTCGCCATCGTGCTTCGCGAACTGCAGACGAAAGCCATCAAGAACAAGGATGCGTTCAAAGAGCTCGGCGTCGCCGTCTACGATGCGTCGGGTAACATGCGGAACATCGCGGACATCATCGAGGACCTCGAGGATGCGACGACCGGGCTCTCCGACGAACAGAAGAAGCAAGTCCTTCTCGACCTTGGATTCACGGACCGATCTGTCGGCTTCATCCAGGCACTGCTTGGCCGAAGCGGCGCGATCCGCGAATACGAGAAGTTGCTTCGCGAGGCGGGCGGCACGACCGAGGAAGTTGCCGACAAGCAGCTCGATACATTCAACGCGCAGCTCAAGATCGCGTGGCATCGTGTTCAGGACGTGGCCATCAGCATCGGTCAGTATCTGTTGCCTAAGGCGAAGGACATCGTCAAGGCATTCAACGACTGGATTCTCGTCAACGATGATTTGATCGTTTCTATCGCCATCGGCATCTACGATGCCATTGGCGACGTGATCGGTCGCATAGGCGACATGATCGGGGTTGTGAAGACCCTGGCCAGCGACCTTGGCGATCTCTTCTCTCACGACGACCGTCTGTTCGGCGACGACTTCTTTGGTGGCTGGGGCTGGCTCGAGGAGAACCTCCCTGGTATAGCGAAGGCCATCGAGGACACTGCATATTGGATCGGTGAAGTTGCTCGTAACCTCGGGGAACTCGAGAAGTTCGCGGGAGACGACTCGCCTCTTGGAGTAATCGGTTCACTGGTCGTTGCGCTGAACGATGCGTTCACTACACTCGTGAACGATACACTCCCTGCGGTCAAGGAGGCTATAGAGCCTCTCGTGGACGAGGTGCTCGCCGGACTTGGCGAGAAGACCCGTTGGCTGTTCGAAGACATTTTCCCACAGCTCGTTACACTTTGGGAGCACATCACTAACGACGCAGCACCTAAGCTTGGAGACGCTCTCAACTATCTGAAGGATGAGGTCTTCCCGAAGCTCGGCGATGCCGTCAAGTGGTTCGTGGACGAGCCGATGACTTACCTTCAAGATATGTTGACACACCTGCTCGAGTGGATCAACGAGCACTTCCCAGAGATGCAGGCAACCGTAGAAGCGGCGCTCGAGTTGATGGGTGAGTACTTCCAGCTCTTCGCCGAGATCGTTGGGACTACGGTCGCAGCAATTTGGTTCGTCCTCGAGCCAGTTGCTGACGAGCTCTTCCCGATCATCGGGACCGCGGCCGAAGATATGCTCGTGGTTCTACAGTTCGTGTTCAGCGCGATGAAGATCGGAATCCAAGCCGTTCGGTTCGTGTTCGAAACGGAGATCGGCCTCATCAAAACTGCTATCGACGGCATCATCTGGATGGCCAACCGTCTCATCGACGCGATGAACGGAGTCATCGCAGCGGCTAACTGGCTTTCAGGAACAAACACTCCGATGATTCCTCACATTGGCGAGTCGGCGCCGAAGAGACCACCAGGTGATGCTCCGCTTGGAACTCCTAAGACCTCTACATCTACGAGTGGCGGTAGAACTCCTCCTCCGAATATGTTGGCGGCAGGGACCATGGGCTTCCCGGGTGGTTGGACATGGGTTGGAGAGAAGGGACCCGAGCTTCTGAAGCTTCCGACCGGGTCCCAGATCCTGTCGAGCCAACTCTCAAGGATGCAACAGAGAGGCGGAACCGGGCCAGACGGAGACCGTGGGATCGTGAACGTGAACCTTACTGTCGAGGGCGATCTGAGAGCCGACGAGCGGACCCTGCCGGGTACGATTCAGCGGTCGATCTACACGGCTGGCCTGGTAGGACAGGAATAACATGCTAACCTACGCGAACCTCGACCTTCAGGACGAGAACTACGCCTTCGACATCTACTCGGGATTCTTCGAGCCCGCGGATGTACGCCGCAGCGACGGAGTCATCCTCGGCAAGCGTGGACTCGACATTGGTAACTCACTGACAGATCGTCGGTTGATCGACATCAGAGGTACCGTCCGAGCCGAGACACCAGCGGAGCTCGCTGTCGCGCTTCAGGAGCTCATGGCGGTCCTTGATATGGAGGCCGACCCGCAGGAGCTCGAGGTCACGCCGAACACTCTCGGAGTCACCGATACATGGACCATCGACGCTCGCACCACGAGCGTAACGATGGGTCCGCTTCAGGGTGGGATGACCTTCGCGTTGATCTCGTTCGTCCTTGAAGCCGTATCCGATCCGCCGGAGTGGGTGGCCGAGTCGTGAGCGCGCTCACGCTCACCTTCTACGAAGAGAACAGTCCGAATGCATCTCCCGTAGGAACCTTGGACGAGCTCGACCTTCGCGCCTTCGAGATGCGCGTTGGCCTTCACGAACTTGGGTGGGGACGCTTCACCCTCAATAGGTGGCACGAAGACTCAGATCTCATCGTCCCGAACCGCCTCGTGAAGGTCACCATTCCGAGCGTGGACGACAACCCGATCTTCGCGTTTTGGCTCACCGACGGGAGCTTCGAGCTCCTGAAGGAAGGAGGGACCGGAGACGAGGTCCTTACCTTCGGTGGCCCCGGTATCATGTTCATCCTCGCACGCGCGAGGCTCTACCACTCGTCGTTGGTGTATGACCAGCCCGCGAGAGGGTCGCTTAACGAAGATGGTATGTGGACCTGGCTCGACGAGCCATGGGGCGCTATCCTCACCAGGATCATCGAGGAGGGACGGGAGAACCCATTCCCGGACGCCGCTGCCAACGGCTCCGCTCTCGAACATGTCACGATCGACTTCAGCAGAACGGTCGACTCCGACTCTGTCGCATGGCCGAACATCGACGAGGAGTACAAGGAGCCCATCGGCACCGACATGCTCTCCGTCGCAGAGAAGCTTCGCCAGGCCGGCGACCTCTACCTCGAGATGGAACCGAACATGCAGTTCCACGCGCGCCAGACCTATGGCCGCAATCTCGCCGGTGACTTCGACATCGACACCGTTAGGTTTGAGAAGGCCATCAACATCAAAACGGCGCTGCTGCGAGAGATCCAGGCACAGAGCGACGGGACGCATCTCCTTCAGAAAGACTCTAACGGCGATTACTCGACCGAGGTAGACCCTTCGTACACCACGGCCAAGCAGAAGCATTGGATCTACACCGAGCAGAACACGAACGACGACAACACCCTGAACGCGCTCGCGCAAGACGAGATTCGTCGGACCAAGACTCAGACGCAGAAGCTTCGGTGGGAGATCGCGACCGGGTTCGACCCCGACAATGGTCGCTATATGCCGGGACCGGAAGGGACCGATGGGCACTTCTGGGTCGGTGACACCGTGACTCTCCATACCGGGACGGCTCCGCACGATTACGACGAGGAAGATCAACTCGTCACGGGAATCAACGTGGTCCTTACCCTCGCGAAGGACGGCGACGATATAGAGCGCGCGAGGTCCTTCCGGGTCGAGGTCGAGCTGAACTTCGAAGGCACTCGACAGATGACCTTCCAAGACGGCACGAATGGACCGAGCAGACACACGCACTTCCTGGACCTGTGCACCGCTCTCATTCCTGGTACCGAGATGGTGACGCGATGGTACCACAGCACCAGTGATACGGCGGTAGACGGAGAATACGAAGCACATCCAGACTGGGAGACCGGTGGTGGGATTCTCGC